TGGCATGATGATGGGGGTAAATAGCACCTTCACGACATCCAAAAGCGCATTACAACGTGGCACAACGACTACGAGGGTTGGGTCGGGGCTTCAAATAAAGTGAACCGTGGGGCTACAGAAAACCGCCTCTGCGTCTACCGCATTGAACGTAACGAGGATGGTAGCAACCCTGAGATATTCGTGGAGGAAACGTAATGACTGACGGAAACGCACAAGCAATCGCCCAGTACCTCGACAAGAGAGAGGACTAAACAAATGTTTACCATTGAGCACGAAGCAGAAGGTACTATCATAACACTGCTTGACACCACGGCAGAAAACGAGGATGTATTAGTCATTCTGCATGACGTAAACAAAGTAGCCCTTGCTCAGTGGGATGAAGACCAGCAGGGTTACCTTGGTATCTTTCTTACATACGACATGTTTCGTGACATGATTACAGCAATGGACTTACCTGAGGGTTTATACCAGAGAGAGGAAACACAATGAATAGAATTACACTTGAGCAACGTCTCGCAATCGCTAAGGCTTACCTCGACGAGAACATAACACTGCGGACTATTGCAGACTTGTCAGGTATCCATGCGTCTGAAATCTCCAAGATATCTCGTGAGGTTCTAGGTGACGACTACTTCCAAACGAGATACAAGAAGGCAGTAAGGAAGGATGACCTGTTCAATGTCTAAATACATATTCGTAGATGGTGATCCATTCGCTTACAGAGCAGCCTTCTCCAAGCAGGGTGAAGACCTAGAAGCAGCTATCGACAAGGTTGACGAGGTGATTGAGGAGGCTCTTAGTGCAGTAGCTTGGGCTTGGGATGAGGAGGACATACAGGTAGCCCTTACAGGTAAGACTAACTTCCGTTATGACGTAGCTGTCACCTACCCATACAAGGGTAACCGAAAGGATGCTGAGAAGCCTGAGCATCTAGGTGAGGTAAGGCAGCACATGATTGACAACTGGGGAGCCGTTGTGTCAGAGGGTGAGGAAGCTGACGATCTCTTAGGTATCTGGTCAACCGAACGAGGCCCAAGTTCAATCGTTATCACCATTGACAAGGACATGCTCCAGCTTCCCTGTAACCACTACAACCCCATGACTAAGAAGCACAAGACTGTATCTGACTTCGAAGGATTGAAGTTCTTTTATACACAGCTGCTTACAGGTGACACAGCTGATAACATCAAGGGCCTTAAGGGTATTGGCCCTAAGAAGGCTGAAGCTATTCTTCGAGACTGTCACACAGAGAAAGAGCTTTACAATTCCTGCTTGATAGCGTATGATCACGACCTCGAATGGCTCATGGAAAACGCAAGACTTCTGTGGCTTCGTCGTAGCATAGGGCAGATGTGGGAACCACCAGAATGAGAACAAGATCAGGCTTGGAGGCTCGAACGGTAGCCTTCTTACGTAAGCTTAAGGTAAAGTTTGAGTACGAGAAGCTCAAGATACCTTGGGTTGACAAACGAGTTAAGAAGTACACCCCTGACTTCAAGCTTGAGAATGGTATCATCATTGAAACCAAGGGTAGGTTCACAGCAGCGGATAGGTTTAAACATCTGTGTGTCAAAGAGCAACACCCTGAGTACGACATACGCTTTGTGTTTAGCAACCCATACGCAAAGCTATCTAAGGGGGCCAAGTCAACCTACGCAGACTGGTGTGAGAAGCATGGGTTCCTCTACGCAAAGGAGAAGATACCTATGGAGTGGATCAAGGAGAAGAAGAAACGTGTTTGACCTAGAGAGCAAGATACAAGCACTCACTGACAACTATGGTCTTATGGAGTTGCTTGCACAGAACGATATCGCTGAGGAGTTTGTCATACGCTTTCTGGTTGACGAAGGCTTAATCGACTTAGAGGATATCTTTAACACTGACGCAGAAATGGAATACTGGAAGGAACGTGACGAATGATTACAGGAGGAACACTAGATGAGATGGGTTACTACGATGCAGCCTACGAGTTAGAGCAGAGAGACTTCGACCCCTATGTCACTTACTCTAGTTGGGTTGAAGACAAGATCATGACTGAGGGTGCTGATCGTGTCGTTGAGAATATCTTGGGTCTCGTAGGTGAGGCAGGTGAAGTAGCTGAGAAGATCAAGAAGCTCATTCGAGATGACACACGCTTTAGTGATCAAGATATCCTCAAGGAACTTGGTGACGTACTCTTCTACACCACAGCCCTAGCCAACCTATACGGGGGTAACTTGAAGATGGTTATGAAGATGAACATTGACAAACTAGACGGACGACAATCCCGTGGAACATTAAGTGGGAGCGGAGATAACCGATGACATGGTTCTGGAGATACGTTAACTACCTAGCTACATGGCGAGAGCACCGTGAAGCCATTAAGCACCTGAACAGGTTGTCAGACAAAGAGCTTAGAGATATCGGCATAACACGTGGTGATATTGATCGGCTAGTTTGGCTAAAAGAAGATAAAGACGCAAGCGGAAGAGAAACAAAATGAATAACAACTACCTCCCAACTGACTACCAAACATTCATTGCCACATCACGTTATGCCCGTTGGCTTGACGGTGAGGGTCGTCGTGAGACATGGGGTGAGACTGTTGACCGTTACGTTGACAACATCCTGAAGCCTAAGGCAGGTGACGACAGCTACACACAGTCTATCCGTGATGCTATCCTGAACCTTGAGGTCATGCCATCTATGCGGGCCTTGATGACAGCTGGTCCAGCATTGGAACGTGACAACACAGCTGGCTACAACTGCTCGTATCTCCCAGTGGATGACCCCAAGTCATTCGATGAGGCTATGTTCATCCTTCTGTGTGGCACAGGTGTAGGCTTCTCAGTCGAACGTCAGTTTGTGTCAAAGCTTCCAGAAGTTCCTGAGCTTTTCGAGAGTGAGACAACTGTTGTTGTAAAGGACAGCAAAGAGGGTTGGGCTAAGGCACTGCGTCAGGTTATCGCACTGCTCTACAGTGGCGAGGTTCCCAAGTGGGACGTAAGCCGTGTACGTCCAGCTGGTGCTAAGCTTAAGACATTCGGTGGTCGTGCCTCAGGCCCAGCACCACTGGTTGATCTCTTTAACTTTACCATCCGCACCTTCAAGGAAGCACAGGGTCGTAAGCTTAGCTCACTTGAGTGTCACGATGTGATGTGTAAGATTGGTGAGGTTGTAGTAGTTGGTGGTGTACGTCGATCAGCTATGATCTCTCTGTCAAACCTTTCGGATGACCGTATGCGTCACGCTAAGTCAGGCTCATGGTGGGAGAATGACCCACAACGTGCCTTGGCTAACAACTCTGTAAGCTACACTGAGAAACCTGACAGCATGTCCTTCATGCGTGAGTGGATGGCACTCGTTGAGTCAGGCTCAGGTGAGCGTGGTGTCTTTAACCGTCAGGCCTCTAAGAAGCAGGCAGCTAAGAACGGTCGTCGTGATGACAACTATGAGTTTGGTACTAACCCCTGCTCAGAGATCATCCTTCGCCCCTATCAGTTCTGTAACCTTACTGAGGTGGTCGTACGTGCTACCGATACGATTGACACACTGGAGCGTAAGGTTAAGCTTGCGACTATCCTTGGTACTATTCAGTCAAGCTTTACGAAGTTCCCATACCTCCGTAAGATTTGGCAGAAGAACACAGAAGAAGAACGTCTCCTCGGTGTCAGCCTTACAGGCATCATGGATAACCCCTTAATGACAACCAAGAACAATGGATTGGAGAAGACCCTTGAACACCTTAAAACTATCGCAGTGGCTACAAACGCTGAGTGGGCTGAACGCCTTGGCATCCCTGCTTCTACTGCTATCACTTGTGTTAAACCTAGTGGTACTGTATCCCAGCTTGTTGACAGTGCTTCTGGTATTCATGCTCGTCACTCAGAGTATTACATACGTACTGTCAGGGGAGATATCAAAGACCCTCTGACGCAGTTCATGAAGGATCAGGGTATCCCAAGTGAACCCTGTGTCATGAAGCCAGACCAGACAGTTGTGTTCAGTTTCCCTATGAAGGCTCCAGCTGGTGCAGTTACAACGGCAGACATGACAGCTATTGAACAGCTTGAGATGTGGCTGGCTTACCAACGCAGCTGGTGTGAACACAAGCCATCTGTCACTATCAATGTGAAGTCTAACGAGTGGCTTGAGGTTGGTGCGTTCGTATACAAACACTTTGACGAAATGTCAGGTGTGTCATTCCTACCGTATAACGAACACACATACCAGCAAGCGCCATACCAAGAGGTAGGCAAGAGTGACTACGAGTTCCTTCTGTCATGTATGCCATCAGGTATTGACTGGAGCAAGCTTTCAGAGTATGAGGTTGAGGATAACACAGCAGGAAGTCAGACACTGGCATGTTCAGGTGACAGCTGTGAGATCGTTGACCTGACGTAAACCTAACACCTGAGCATGTGTCTAAACTGTTCGTTTACTCTATGGCGTAAAAGCCATAAACTTACGCTGTGGCGTATAGACCATAAAGGAAAGCCATGTACACCATCATCACAAAGAACCAGTGCAACTTCTGTGACACAGCCAAGGCTCTGCTCACGGGTGCTGACAAACAGTTCAGGGTCATCAACGTGCAGGACCCAGAGAAGAAGTGGGTGTTGACTTTGCTTAAGCAGGCGGGATACACTACAGTCCCACAGATCATTGACCCAGATGGAAAGCTCATCGGTGGTTACACAGAACTCAAGGAGTACTTCAATGTCACAAGCAGTGCGTAAGCAATTCAGTCGAGCACTATACGAAGCATATGACACCCCTGCACGTACAGCCTTGGTGTCATACCTTGAGGGTAAGGGCCATACTGTTGTGTCAAACGAGGAGGACTATGGTGTAGACCTTGTGACACAGAAGGATGGCTTCACGTACTTCAATGAGGCTGAGGTTAAGACTGCATGGAAGGCTGACTGGCCTACGCACTGGACGGAGATACGTATCCCTGAACGTAAGCAGCGTTTGCTTGACAAACATAAGACCGACATCTTCAGTGTGCTTAACTTCTACGTCTTTAGACCTGACTTCAAGCAGGCATGGCGTATCAAGGACACACTACTCACACAGGAATCCCTTAAGGAAGCCAAGGGTCGTTACATCCAGAAGGGTGAGCAGTTCTTCCACATCCCATTCACACAAGCGGAGCTAGTCGTTCTATGAGTGATCTTGAACCACCAAAGAAACAATCTCGTACTAGACGTAAGACTACATACAAAGGAGCAGCCAGTAAGAAGACATCTGGTCTTGTCCCACGTACTGACAAACAGAAAGACCTAATAGATGCACTTAAGACAAGCCGCCAAGTCTTTATCCTTGGCCCTGCTGGCACTGGCAAAACATATGTCACGGCGACTTATGCTTCCGACCTCTACACGACGAAAGAAATTGATAAGATCGTCATCACAAGACCTCACGTTGCCGTAGGTAAGGAGCTAGGGTTTCTCAAGGGTGACCTCACGGAGAAGACTATGCCTTGGGCTTTGCCTGTGCTTGATGTCTTGGAGAAGCACTTGGGTAAGGGTGCTGTAGAGACAGGGATCAAGAATGGGAATATAGAGATGGCTCCTCTTGCACTTATGCGGGGGCGTAGCTTCGATAATGCCTTTATAATCGTAGACGAGACGCAGAACATCAGCACACATGAGTTGAAGATGTTGTTGACACGAGTAGGTGAAGGTACAACCATCGTTCTCAATGGTGACGTACAACAGTCAGACCTAAAGGAAGCTGATGGGTTGACAAAGGTTATTCATCTTGCTAAGAAGCACCAATTGCCTGTGCCAATCATTGAGTTTGGTGTGGAAGATATTGTAAGGTCTGACATCACAGCCATGTGGGTCAAGACGTTCCTTAAGGAGGGACTATGACAGCTAAGAAGCATCAAGTAGGGGGTGACCACTACCACATCCAGACGATCCAACCGATTGACTTTATCCTAGCCAATGAGCTAGACTTCTGCGAAGGTAACATTGTCAAGTATGTCACACGATGGAAGTACAAGAACGGTATTGAGGACTTAAAGAAAGCCCGACACTACCTAGACTTCCTGATTGAACATGCGGAAGCTGACGAGTAACAGAAGTCGGAACGAGTTCCTCAGACAAGCAAAAAAGCCCCCTTGGAGTAAAATCCTTGGGGGCTTCTTTGTGTTTACCACTTAACCTTGTCTGCCCAGTAGGCTGCACTCATTTTACCCTTGGCAATGTTCTTTGCATGACGAGCCTTGAATGCTTTGTTCCTTGCGCTTCCATCAGGACTGCCCTTGACACCCTTCTGTCCAAAGCGAATGGTCTTAATCTTGTCACCCTCTTTAGCGACAACAACATGAGACTTACTCTTGTGGCTAGGGGTAGCTTTGGGTTTGTTAAAGCCTGACACACCTGCTCGCTTGAGGCGTGGGTCTTTCTCTTTGGCCATGTTACGTCTTCCTTCCGAATAGTTTTAGAAAGCCTCTTGCTATCTCTTGTGGTGAGGGCAGGAGCCAGCCAAGGATTAGCAGTAGTATCACCCAAGCTGGTACTTCGTTAATGACAACGGTGTGTACTTCATCTGATGACACCTTAGTCTGCGTTGTGCTCTGGTCAACTCTGTCAACCCTTGCATTAGGCCTGATGCTTACCGTGGGGGCTATGTTACTTGTTGTGCCAATCGTCTGACTGTTGGTCTTCCCCGCCTGTACGTTGGCTGCTACGTTGGGACCGCCACCTGTAAGAAGACTTAGTGGACCCTTGCTGCAACTTACCATAAGCATCAAACCCAAAAGCAGCAGCGGCAAACGAAAAGACAGGCCATACAAGTACTTCAACAATGTCTATCCCCTTCGTTTCCACTAGGTAGACCAGCCACAACAACAGGACTACCGCAAGCTCTCTCTTGAATGTCTTCATTTCTCACGTGCCATACTATCCAAGATCATACGGATAGACTTTATGTTCTCATCTATACGTCCAAGGGTAATGGCTTGGGTTTGTACGACTAACTCAAGGCTGCTCGTACGTGTGTCAAGCCTTACGATCTCCTTCTGGTTTGAGTCTACGTCATTACGTAGGGTAGCAACGAACCAGATAAGAGCAATGGTCTGCATGATGATAGCAAAGATAAAGGTGATTGGGACACTCTTGCTCAAGTGCCACTGGTGATCTTGGCTCATTATGGATAGACCTTTCGTGATAGTTGCCAGTGAGGTGCGTCAGGGAAGCTTTTCCAGTCACCACCCCACTCAAGGGCAACCCCAAGTTCATCAGCGGCTTCCTTCATAGCATCAGCTATAGGGTAGAACTCATCCCAGTCCCATGAGATAGGCCATGGTGCGATATCTACAGCATGACCAGTAAGGTGACGAGAGTTCATAGTCTTAGACTTACCATCGTTGACAAGCTCACGTTGACGAGACTTAGACCGTAAGCCCTCAATGACTGTGAAGTCTTTGTCAGTGATCTCAATGGCTCTCTCGACAACCCGTTGGAGGTCCGTGTGGACCCCCTCAAGGTTATCTCTACTGCGTGGACCTAGTGTATAACCCATGCTGTACCCTTATCCTTGGAGTTTATCTAGGAAGTACTGGAGAGCCTCAGCTTTACTGAACTTCCCTTCGTCTGTACCACCCATTGACAAAGCCTTAGCCATAGCTCGATCAATGATTTCCTCTCTGTTTCCGAACTGTTCGTTAACGTCAATACCGAAGTAGTCCAACAGAGCCTGTACTTTGTCAGCTGGAATGTCTTCATCAAGGTTTGCTAGGAACCCCTGCACCTCCGTTGACAAACCTTCAGCCTGTCCTAGAGCAGCTGCTTGGTCCGTAGGCGCAGATGGTGCATCACCTACTTGGTTCTCAGGTGTATCCTGAGTTATCGTTGGGTCAAGTGTAGCTTCAGCTGGGATACCTGTGGCTCCTACCGCACCTCCAGCTGGGGCCATGGATGCTACAGGTGCAGATGCTTGTACCTCAGGTCCACGATCAGCTAGTGGTGTTACCGTAACCTCAGGTGTCATACGTGCATTAGTGGAAGCAAATGCTCCTGCACCTAGGTTAGGGTTACCGCTCTCAATCTCACCAATCATTTGGTCAAGCTGAGCATCTGAGGCTGACTTAAAGCCTGTCCAAGTTCCACGGAGGGCATCACGTTTACCCTTCTGTGACTTGCCGTTAGTAACCTGACGAGCCTTGAACAGGAACATAGAGTCCTGAACCTCAGGTGTGAACACTGTGCTGTCTGGAAGGTTCATGTCCTTAGCTACCTGACGCAGGGTTTTACCTACGAACTGATAACGGCCCATTGGTGTAGCGAGATCGCCCTCAGGGTTATTTTCCTTAACGTAAGCACCGTAAGTACCAGCCGCACCTGACGGATTAGAGAACTCATAAAGCTCACCAAGCGTCTTAGTTGTCACATCGAAGCCTTCAAATGGTTTGCCTGCTTCCTGTGCTTGACCAAAGAGTGTACGGTAACCACCACGGCCAGCCTCATACTGGTCGATAAGCTGTGCTGTGACAGAACCTGTGGTTGCACCTACTGCGTCAGCTGTATCCTGACGTTTACCCCTTAGCATGTCGGTATCTTCTTGGTACTTTGTGGCAAGCGTCTCAAGATTCCCTAGTTTGGTGTCGATCATTTTAAGGTTGTTGGTAAGTTTACTCACCTTGTCAAACTCAATACGGAACATATCTGACAAAAAGTAAGGAGTACCGTTTACCATGACAGCTGCGTCTAGGTTAGGGCCTCTTACACCTGTCTTTGGAAGCTTTAGGAAAGCCTCAAGGCCACCAGCTGCGTCAATCTTACTACGCATTTCATTCCAGCCTGCAACACCACCCGCAAGACTTGCTGCGTTCTTGTCGATAAGCTCATTGTTAAGCTGTAGTCGCCCATCCTGTGAGACAAGCACAAGTTGACCTTCCCCAACACCAGCGTTAAGACGGTTGTTTAGTTCGTTTACTTGACGCACTCGTTCTGCTGAGAGACCCTTCTGTAGCACATCATTAGTCTGGGCAGCGTTAGCTGGGTCTGTGCGGTATACTGCGTCTAGGTTTTTTACGACCCCATTACTTGCGAACATAGCGATAAGCTTTTCTCCAAGGATAAACTCATCGCTCTGAGAGGCTACAGCACTACCTACAATGTTCATTGAGTTAAGCCAACTGTTACGTACTTCTTGGCTTCCTAGAATACGATTAGGGTCGGTGGTAGTTGCGGAAGAAGACAGTTTGTCAACTACCTGTTTGTACGCCTCAGGTTTCTCAGAGACAGAAGGTATCTGCATAAGGGATGGATTCTCACCAGCTACTGGAGTACGGACAGGGGCAACCTTCGAGTCAAAGATATCTACAATAGGTTTGTCCTGAGCACCTCCCTCTAGGAGAGACACAAGCGCATCAGCTACTGTCTCACCTTCATCATTTTTTGCGAAGTTCGCCTTAAATGATTCAGGGTTCTGCTCTAGTTGCGCCCTAGCAATAGCAATAGTTACAGGATTAAAGCCTTTGCTCTGTAAGGCTACCTGTAGTGTGTCAGCTAGAACAGCTGAGGGTGTAGAGCTTACACCCTTGCCAACGTCAGAAAGAAGCCCGTTCATTTGCTTTATAACGCCGTTGATCTCAGGGTTTGTCTCAAAACCTGCGTACTTAGTTGTAATAAGGTTGCTGACAGACATCTGTAGGCTACGAAACTCTGCCTGTTCAACGATAGTGTCTGCTTGGGCTGACTTAACAGCATCAAGAAGAGTCCTGTAGTCAGACTGTATGCTCTCAAAGATGGGTGTGGTTTCGACAGGTTGACCAAGGATACGTTTCTGTCTCTGTATTTCTACCTGATTGTCCAGCAGGTTCTTCTGCTCTACTTTTGATAACACTCCTGCGTCGATAGCCTCAGGTGTGACAGCGACACCTTGGGCCTCAAGCTCTGCTGCAACAGAAGGGCGGATACCTTGAGCAAACTCAGTCCTGAGAAGCTGGTTTGTTTGGTATTCCTCTGGGTCTTCATAAGCAAAAGCATCGAACTGATCACCTGTTACAGCCTCGTACTGCTGTTTGATTGCCTCAGGTACGTCTAGGCTAGCGACTCTTTGGGCTGCAATACGGGCATCTGCTTTGATCCTACTATCTGGTATCTCACCTGACTCAGCCAAAGCTTGTATACGGTTCAGATCAGCTGAGAAGTTCTCAAGCTTAGCTTGCTTGTACGTAGGGCCTGCTGGCTTGTTGGCCTTCTGGGACCTAAAGAAACCAGCGGCAACGTCAGTTAACGTATCAATAGCAGCAGAAGCAGAGTTATCTGCAACAGCTTGGGTTGGCTGTACTTGGGTTTGAAGTTGCTGTTGGAATATTCCAGCCATTGTATTTCCTTACTTTGTGGTTTCAAGAAGCTGCTGAGCTTCGTTGTACAGACCCATACGTCTAAGTTTCTGTACGTTTTCAAATGTTGTGGTGTCCGAGAAACCTCGGTATACCTGAGTACGTAGGCTATCAAGCTGCTCTGGGGTTAAGCCTGTCATTGTATCCACAGACATCTGAATACTTAACATGTGTTGGTTAGCTAACTCAGCGTCCCTGTTGTTGATAGCATCCCAGTAGCCATCAATTCTACTCTTGATCTCTTTGGAGTAAGCTCTGTAGACTTTGTTGCTGTTGAAGAGAATGTCACGTGAGTCGTAAACCTGTTGAACTTCTTCAAGTGGGATACCCAAACCTGTGAAGATAGTGTCTAGTGTGTTAAACTCGAAGTCAACTCTACCCCCGTTTCTAGATATGTAAGCCTCACGCCTAATCATACCAACAACCTTGGCTGTGTTATCAATAAACTTGAAGTTTCTGAACAAGTCTAAAACCTCTTCGTTAATGCTGATAGGATCACCACGCTGGATTGCCCCCAGTACTTTAGAAAAGTCAACCAGAGTATCGCCAGTCTTACCACCACCTGCGCCAAGGAGTGCTTCGACAAAGGTTCCATCACGGTAGTTTCGGTAGGTTGACAGAACACCATCCCCAAGACCTGCACGACTTGCCAGTGCAATCTCAGGGGTGTCATCCCCAGTTGCCCAAGCAAAGAGAGCGTCTATAGCACCGTTCTTAACTAGCCTGTATGTGTCTGACCCAGCTTCAATCTTGTAACCCTCAGGCAGGTAGCCGTTCATAGCCTCAACAACTGGAGCTTCGTTTGACATACCTAAGCCTGTTGTACCCCAGAAAGGTCCAAGCATGACAGCCAATTTCATACGCTCAGCTGGGGTGAGGTCTTTACCAATAAAGACACCCTCAAAGGCTCTCAACATATAGGAGTAGAACTGAAGCGGAACTCTTGTGACACCTTGCTGAACTTGTGAACGGCTCATGTTTGTCATGTTCAAAGAGTAGGCTTGTTCTTTGTTTGAAATCCACACACGAGCCTCCTCTGACAAGAAGCTTTTACCTTTGTTTGCATTACCCCACTTACGTGCCGCTGCACCAAAAGCAGTGAGGCGAGTAATCTGTTCGCCCTTGTTAAAGAAGACCATACCTACGCTGTTGGTTTTCTCCCAAGCCTTGTTGACTCTGTTACCTGCTACTCTGAGAGTTTTGCTTGACGATTTGGCTGAGGGTCTAGCGTTGGTTTGGAAACCCTCTGCAAGATTAGTAGGGTCAACTTCGTAACGAGCCATGTCGATGAAAAGTTGACGAAGTTCACTAGCTTCCTGCTTGGAGTAGTTAAAGTGTTTTGCAAACCTGTCAAGGTAAATGTCGAGGGGTTTACCACTTAGCTTGAGGGACTTTAAAAGACTACTGGCCATAACAGCACCTTGGAGGCCATCATCAAGCCCAGCCATAGCTACAATGAAGGTAGACTGAACGGACTGAAGTACCATCTGGAAAGGGTCACCAAGGAAAATGGACTTAAAACCATAGTTCGTCAAGAAGTGCGTTGGATTACCTGCATTGAACTTTTTACCTGTCAAGTCATAGATGAGGTTTGAAGCGTCATCAGCTATACGTGTGACAGCCTTATCACCAAAACCCTCACCCCCTAGGCGCAAGTCTGTGATCCGCTTACGCTCGTACAGTTTACGAATAACTTCGTTGCTGCTGTCTTCTGGTAGCCAAGACTGCATATTGTCGTAGTACGAACGATAGTCCTTGTTTGAGCTGTTCGGATCAGCGATCTGCTTTACCTTTTGACCTATAGATACCTTGGCTGCGTCATTGTACTTGCTGAATGACAAAGCTCTGTTGACCGTATTGGTCTGGTTGAGGATACCACGGATAGGATTGTCGTTGACAGTAGCCGAACCATTGCCGAAGTGAGTTAGTGGGTTGTCATTACGTTTGTTAGTGAAGGTATAGAAGTCTTCAAGTGAACCGTTTGGTACAAACACACTTGCGTTTGCTCCTGTAAAGACAGACTCGTCACGAGCCTTAGTGGTGAACTGGGGCTTCTTACCGTTTACGTCAATACCATTCTCGTTAAACCAACGAAGAACATCATCACGTGTCTCAAGACTTGTGTTCCACTTGTTATTGGCTTGAACAATATCGTCCGTAAGGTTATCAGCTTTAGCTGAATCAAACAGAGTATCCATCTGCTTTGCAGCTAAGCGTGAGGTTTTGGGTGAGCTTGCCGACAGGACAACGTTAAGGGGTTTACCTGCTTCGTCAAGTAGGACAACAAACTCGGTGGCTGTAGGGTTAATACGGGGTCCACCTGCATTGTAACCCATAGCGTCCTCAAACTCAAGAGGCTTGACTACGTTTGTGTCAACAACGTACTTTACTCCGTTGACCTCCATGTCGATCTCAAAGACGTTGACAACTGGCCCATCATACTCAGCCTTTGTAAAGGTAGCTCCAGACCGTGCGTCAAGGAACAGCTCGTTTTCAGGAACACTGTCTAGTCTCTTACCAGCTAGGAACCTCTGCTCGCCACCAACAGTTACTGAAATACGTCGATACCCTTCACGGTGTAGGGATTTCACAAGCTCAGTTGAACGGATAGTGTAGTTGTAGTCGCTAAGGTTTACAGTAGCACGATAAGCGTCAACTACCTTCTGAGAAGGAGCTTTCCCCTTGTTGTCAGCTTTCCACATGTCGATGAACTGGTCATCCGTAAACCATGTACGGGTAGACGCAGCGTCACCTGACTGGAGTCGAGAGATAATGTCACCGATACTTTCGAAGTCCTTACTGGAAACTTTACCTATTTTTTCAAGCATAGGCGCTGCCAGCTGCGTCAGGCGTATAAAGCCACTCTCGCCACGGTTAGCCAGATTAGTTAAGTTTGCATTGTCACGGAGGTAAGCCCCTCCTGTCACAGGGTTTCCAAATACTTTAGTGAAAGCCTTTTGAGTTGCGCCTGCAAGGTATGTGACGAAGTTAGTCTTACTGTCAGAGGTAAACTTCCAGCTATCCTCAAAGTTACTAACATTGACAAAACCGTCAAGGTCAACAACTTCATCAACTTGAATGGCCCACTTGTTGTTAGCTTCGTCAATGGGGATGACAGTAGCTTCAGGCACATCCTCAGCGTAACGCATGGCTGTCTTCTTAGACACAGGCATACCTGTCCTTGGGTTACCCATAACAACAGATAGCTTTCCTGTCGTGTAGTCTAGGTCTTGGTTTATGAGGCCCTTGTTAAGCTTAGACTCTAAGGCATCAACCTTTCGGGATATGTGTAGGTTAAGGGCGTCCTTATCATAGATTTGACCAAGTGCGTCAGTGACGTAGTTGTAAGCATCATTAGCTACTTCAGATGCTACATCATTTGAGGCTGCAGCTGAGCCAAGGGGACGTACAGGGGCTTTGTCTGACACAGGGTCAGCCATGCTAGGTCCCATAGAAGCTAGGTTTTCAGGCTCGTCTGTACGTTTAGCTATGTTCTCAGCTACTTCTGTAGCCGCCTCAGGGCCAGCAATAGCCCCAGCACGAGTAGAGGCTGTAGGAGACTTAGACAGGGCGTTCAATCCCTTGGAAATCCTACGGGCTTTTGTCACGGTAGAAGCGGCACGTACCGTTCCTTTAGCGACTGTGCCTGCCAGAGGAACCAAATCAACAGCACCGAGCACAGCATCCGTAATGGCATTATCGTCGTTACCTAAACGAGTAGCTGCCGCAAGCAAGTCCTGTAAAGCAAAAGGGTTATCTCCAAAGAGAATACCCTGACCTAGGAACTCATCAATACGTGTGTCAAGAAATGTTTCGTACTCTTGTACTGACATATCACCTGCAATGGCACGAGCAAACTCGTTATTCACTCCAGTGCTTTCAAGTGTGACAGCCTCAAAGGCTCCGATTGGAACTTGACGTAGAACATAGCGGTCAAACCAGTTAACTACAGTACCTACACCAGTCTCTGCTGTGTTAGCTTCTATTGCGTCTTGAAGTTTCTCAACAGTCAGCTGATACTTGATAGTTGCAAGGTTAGCTGCTTCGTTTAGACTAGGGTTTTTCATAGCCTGAAAAGAGTTGTCAAAGAAGTCACCGAGTGTAACTAGAGTAGAGCCTTTGTTTGACTGATCCTCAAGTTGTTGTGCTGTTTCCTCAATGTCAGCAATATCGTAAACACGTAGGTCCCTCACTGCATTTGTCATAGTGTCGTTTACACGAGCACTCACCTCAGCACGTAAGTCAGCAACCTCTTCGGGCAACTGACCTGTAGCACCTAGTACAGCAGTATCTCTGCGTTCAGCTGAAGCTGAGCGAGGGTCAGCTTGTAATCTTTCGTAAACAACCTCTTCGTCACCCAGAACTGTAACTGGTTTGCTGTCTTCACCTAGGATTTTAACCATCAGTCTTCTTTCTTTTTAAAGCTTTCGAAACCCTTGGCTCCCACGTTTTGATCTACAAAAGGCATCTATATTCCTAAGTTAATTAGAGAGTGTGGGTCAACCACCTTGGGGTGCGGTTGGCTTGCCACCCATTTCAGATAACATATCAAAACCACCAAGACCTTGGAATGTTGTCATACCAAGCCCAGCAATAGAACCAAACATGTCGGCACGTTGGCTTGCCGTAGTGATCTGGCTTGACAAACCTGATTGCTGACTTGCGTACCCTAGCGAGCTACCGAGCTGGGATGACAAGGAGGACAAGCCACCAGATACAGCTGACCCACCTGCTGCACCCAATGCTTGAGCCTGAGCTTGCATCTGTGCTCGTCTGATCTGCTGCTCACGGATAGCCTGACGTTGTGAGCGACGAGACTGTAGTTGCTGTTGGCGTTGTGACGCACGAGCAGCTTTTTTGCTCTGGTCGATTGAGGCTGCTGTACCTGCTACTGCAGTTACTGCTGCAATTACTGCTGCTGCTGGTCCCATACTACTCTCCTTTGAAAATGTAAATCGACATACCTTGGGATTCACCTACGTAGTCGAAGCCTAGCATAAGAGCTAGTTTGTTTATCTTTGTGTAAGGGTCTGTAGCTGCAAAGATGCCCTTGTAACCCATTGTTTTAAAGAACTCGTTCCAATCTTCTAACAAGTACTTGAGTTCGATAAAGACAGCCTTTGTCATCTTTTCGATGTAAGGTACGTGTACAATAATATACTCACTGCTGTACTCAAGTCTAATGTCAAAACAGGAACCCTTGATGCCGTTAAGACTTTTAGAAGCGGGGGTTTGCTGCACTGATAATCCCAAAGCCTAGTAGTACGAAGTCTTTGCCTTGTTCACTCTCGAACCTAAGACGCATACTACGGCCATGACCTCTCATTTTAAGTCGTGTGGTTACGACATTTTCAGGGTAATCCCAAACATTTAAGCTTGAGGTGTTGACAACAGGAAGATACTTTAGTCTGTATGCTTGCTGTGGTGTGGAAGAAGTACTGTTACGGAAGTCCCAGTAGGATGACACAAGTAGTGACGACTCACGTACAGGTGTGTAACCTAGAACATCTGAACCCTCAAAGCCTGTCTCAGTGGGGCGTAGATACACTTGGATATACGGTGCGTTCTTCTTAAGCACCAAGTCACCAAGGAAGTCGTAACCTGCTTCGGCATAGCTTGAGTAGTTTGCGTCACCCCAGTCAAGGAAGTCTGTACCACTAAAGAAGGCAATTGTCATCTTGCTGGTAGCGTTATCAAAGACCATAAGAGCTACTGAGCTGTCGGCCTGAGAAAGCTGCGTAAGCTTGTTGACAACTACATCCTCACCTGTGGATAGAACTACGTCATCACCTGCTGATGTGAATACGTCAACGTCTGTAAAGTCAGAACCAAATCCTTGCAGATAAGAAGCTCCAACGATGTAGTCAGTGTTAGTCTCACTATCTTCAACTTCCCAAGGATAGAATGCTTGAATAGCAATGTCTAGTGTGAGTACACGGTTCTTCTTGTTGACCTTAGGTTCTGAGTTGGATGGGTAGAACCAATGCACACGTTTGTTTGTAGCATCGTAAGCAGCTGTACACTGAGCCTTGGCATTACCATCAATCTTATCGAAGAACTTCTGGATCGTTGAGATTGTAAGGTTCTGCTCTTGGCCTTTACCGCTGACCTGATCGAATGACACAGTGTGGATACCGTTCTTGGACCACCACATAGGCACACCCTCGACTGACACAAAGGTGTTGAAGTTTGTCATACCGATCTGTGTGATACGTGAGATAGAATACTCAGTAGCACGGAAGACGTTATCAACACCACTGATCTGCCATACACCATTCTCAGCAAACACAAACAGAGTTGACCCAAATACGTGTAGCTTCTGGATGTTGTTGGCATCTGGGATGATGATAACACCACCATCAGTATCCAGTAGGTCACTTGCGTTTTCACCTGTGGGGTCATTCTGCTGATAGCAACGACCAGCCTCACTGATGTTATCAAGCTGCTTGGAGAACAGAATCTTACCACCGTTCTTTGCAGAAGTCAAGCCCGCATAGAACACACGGCCAGAGAAAGCTGCAACAGTTTTAAAGCGTGACGCTTCAGCTTCAGTAGGTAAGCCTGAGCGAACCTTGTTGAAGAAGTCAAGGATGAAGTGACCGTTGCCTGTAAGTGTTGTGCCGCTGTAAACCTTACGCCACTCAGACTCACTAAAGTCTCCTGAGGCATTCTTACCTGAGTACCAAGGGTGTGTGAGTGGGGGCCAGTAGGCGTTAGCGGTTCTGTATAGATTAAGGGCTATTTCACCTTTGTTGCCAGTCCAGCCTGCGTTTCTTGTGTCATACTCACGTTCGGCAGAGGTTACGGTTTGAACGCTGTTCTCTGAGTAAGTCTCAGTGTCACCCTGCCACTCAAAGTCACGAACACGAGGGGTAATAGCTGTTGTTGAGATTGTGTCAGTCGTAGGGTCATACTCAACGAAGAAAGAGTTGATAGCCGCAGAGGCAACCACAAGAGCACCTACGATGGATGTAGTCTGTACCTTGGCATTACCTGCACCAACACTACCTGCTTGCTCAAAGGCCGTTAGATCAACGCTAAAGGTCTTCTGGTTTGCTGAGTATGGTTCTGACGCAGTGTTATAGAAGTACAGAGTGCTGCCTGACTGCACTACAAGGAAGTCAAGGCCAGCCTGACCAGCTGCATTCTCCCAGTTCCCTGTAGTGAATACGTCTGTCTCAGATACAGTAAAGGTGGACAAGACATTACTCTCCTCCACCTTAACAGCTAGTCTACGGCGACGAGAACCATCTCTTTCGAGCAAGCAGTTCAGTTCGTCAATGGATGCGTTCTCAGGAAACGTAAGCTCACCAGCTTCAGTCACTAAGCCCTTGATGAACGTGTTTACTACCTTTTGGTTGAGTCTTTGCGCCATCTTTAGCCTTCTTACGTTTCTCGTAGTTATCCCCAGACTCTTTTCTTCGAGCAGCTTCTGTGGGCTTTTTGTTGCGGAAGTACTTCGTGACAGCCTCTTGAGCCTTAAGGATTGACGAGTACTTGCCGCTGAGTTCTTTTGGTACTAAACCCTTCTCTTGACGAATGACAAAGAAGCGATAACCTCCTCGTTCCTTTTCGATATAGAGTGTGCTTATATTCTTGTCTGACTTACACTCACACTTCTGGTTTTCAGTGTCGTAGATAAAGTCTACCATTAACGTCTCCCGTATGTTGGGCGTTTGTTCTCTCGTTTGCTTTTGTACATATCATTCTGGATGTATGACTTATGCCGACGAGCAGCCTGATCAATCTTAGGGTCAGGGCCACCCTTGAACAATGAGAAGCATGTTGACTTAGCTTCAGCAATCAAGAGTGGGAACATTACGTCATCCATGTCAGGTACGTGTGCGTCATCCTTAACGAACTCAGGGTGAATGACACCAAAGGCTTGGGTCTTAGACGCCTGAAGGATAGCTTCAACAGAAGCATCGTATGAGTTCATTACGATTGTCTGATCGTCAAAGCTTGTGTAGTAGCTAGGGGCACGATCATTACGAATGTACAGTGATGTGCCTGCGTGTACGTCTGTGACTTCTACTGTGTTGTTAACCTCTGCACCTGTACGTGAAAGGAATGTCAGTGGGTCAACAAAGATAATGTCTGTGTAGCCTTCAGCTGTCTTGTACTTAAGTGCGTCAATACGACGAACGTTAGATGGGTACGTGAAGTGCGTAGGCTTCTGTGAGTTTGACAAGGACGTAAGCTTGATCAAACGGTAGTGCTCAGGGATATCACGAGTAGTGACAATGTTGTAGAAGGTATCCTCAACAACGGAGGCAACCTGTAGGGCTTCTACAGTATCCTCAATGGAGTTGACACCCTCTGAGTCTAGGTCACTTAGGATTGACTGTACGATCTCTAGGAGGGTCTTCTTCATGGCTTAAAGTTCCCTGCAATTGTGAGGTAAGCAGATGCTACGTCAAGAGTAAAAGCTGTACCAGCCTTAATCCAAATCTCAATGTAATCGTTTTGGTCTAGTGTTGTTTGACCTACGAGTACACAGGTAGCCCACTCACCTGAAGTAGCTGTCTGGATGTTGTGAGCACCACCAATAGCTACACCATTCTTGTAGATGACAAACTCAACCTGTTTAGGTGAGCCTGAGTTATTCTTAAGTGACATAGTGAAGTTAATGGTAGCAACAATACTTTCCACATCCGTGTACTGGAGTCTAGCGTTAGGTGACGAAACACCTGTAAAGCCGCTGTTCTCTGAAACAGTAAACGTAGGGTCAAGAGGAGAAAGAGTTGTGGTTACACTATGCTGGTATGCTGGAGTAGTAGCATCAAAGGGAATGTAAGCACCAATGTAATGATGAGCATGGTTCCATGAACCACTACCTGCACCGTCAGCTACATAGATAGAACCAACACCTGCTGAGGCAATACCTTTAGGTTCATGTAGATATGGGTCTGTTAGTGTGGAATGGTTTACGTTGACCATGAGTAGCTCCTAAGGGTATATGTATACTAGGGTCCCTGCCAAGGTTAATTTATTATACACACACCAGCAGGTTCTGTCAAGAGAAAAGTGGAAGGGGGCCGTGAAGCCCCCAACCTTTAGCTTATACGTCAGGGTTTGACACGACTGTGACAATACCTTCTGGACGGTACTTCTTAACACCGTAGCGAGCAGTAGTAACATACTCGTGACGCTGTTTGTCTTTGTTGTACTCGTAGTCAACCTCAGGCATTTGACGCCATGCACCCACGAATGGGTTAGCTGTTGCGTCTGCTGAGAAGAAGAGGTTAGCAACACCAGCGTTGACTGAGAAGTCGTTACCAGTTGTACCATCTTTTTCAAGCAGGGCTGCATCAGCAACGTCAGCTTTGAGGTAGTTAGAAGTGTAAACGTCGAAGCCGTATACGTTAGCTACGAAGCGCATACCAGTTGCGATACCGTCACGTACAATACCTTCCCACATTGGGTTGTTTGACACGTTGACAAGGTTTGTCAGTGTGTTCAGTTGGTACTCTACTGATGGGTCAACGATAGCTACGAGGCCACGGTCAGGAACGTTTGACTTCTTGAGGGCGTAACGAGCGAATGCAAAGTCTTGCAGTTCGATACGGCCAGCGTTACCACCTGACAAACGGTGAGCAACACCGTCGAGAGTTTCAGCTGAGTTAGCTGTGACACCGACTTCTGGTGAAGCAAAAGTTGTCGCTTCGAAGTGCTCAAGGATTGCACGCTCTTGCTCAGGTACGAAGCGAGCTTCGAGCTGTGCGCTGTAGAACGAGTCTTGTGCAGCTTTCTTGGTGATGTACGTACCTGACTGGAGGTACTTGTCAACAGTGAATGAGAACTCAGCTGTATCCATAGGTGCGTAGGCAACTGTGGCATCTTCAACGTAGTCAGCTACAGTTGTTGCACCAATTGTCGGGATCGTGAATGTGTCACCATCAGGGAAACCGTCAAGCATACGTACGTAACGCTGTGCTTGCATTTCATCACGAAGGATGTCCTTAAGCTCTGAGGAGTAAACCTCTGAACGAATGAGACGTTGCATGTCCGTGTTGGACGAGATCATACCAGCCATTGTGCTAGTCCTTTTCTTTTAAAGAATTGAGAGATTTTAGTTTCCGAAACCATCACCCATCCGCATCTTATCTTGGATAAGCTGTTGTTGGACTTTAGGTGAGTAGTATTCGTGTTTGTTCTCTCGACGTAGCTTCTGGTAATAGGCCCAGTTGCGTTCTGTCGAGACTTGCATATTGACACCTTCGGTTCGAACCGACCCCTGCACAATAGGCTTAAAGGGTACTGTTGGTTTCTCACCTACCAGAGTAAGGAAAGCGTTTGGTGACTCGGCTGCAAGTTCCTTCATGCGGTCCATAGACAAACCTAGCTCTTCAGCTTTCTTCTTGACAACGTTCTCAGCTTCTGCACCGAAAGCTTTGTCAAGCTCTGTGTCAACGTGTGTGAGGTTCTGCTTTACCAGTGTTCCTTGTTCACGTTCACTTAGTGTCTTTTCAACGAGGCTCTTCAGGTCTTCCTCACTCAGTGTCGGGTTGGTGTTCCCGTCTGTAGTGCCACCAATATTGTTATTGTTGGGCGCTTCAGGTTTCGCAGTGGTGGGGTCTGCGGCCTTTCCCTTCAGCTGTTCGAGAAGTTGAGCAGAGTAGTCCTGTTTCTTGAGGTCTTCACGCATTTGCGCCATCTGTTCCTCAAGAGTGCGGATGTAACCATCGGCTTCAAGTTTGCCTTTAGCTAGTACCTCAGGGTCTCCCCAGTTCTCTCCCTTTGCCTCTACAAGCTTCTTCAAGTATGATTCCTGTGGTGTGTCCTCAACTTGCGTCTGCTCTGCGTTCTGATCGGTCTGTGTGGTTGCAGTTCCGTCAGTGAATACCATGTGTTATTCCTTGTCTAAGTTAACGATTTCGAGCAGTTGGTTGATTGCTCGGTTGTACCCGTTCCTGTCAGCCTGCTTGTACGCCCATGACGCACTGTCGTAGTCTGTAGATGCGGGGTTTTCCTTAAGCATAGAGCCAAGGATTTCTTGAAGGCTGTCGAGTGTAGCTTTGTGGCTGCGGAGTGTCTGCTCTACAGACTTCTTCTCGCTTGCACTCTTACACTTTTTGAACCAGACAGACTTCATTATTTCTTTTTCTTGTTGACAAGCATCATGTCTTGTGCGTTGTACTTAGCAGCACTGTTACCACGAGCTACTGCACCTGTAGGGCGAGCCTTGGGGCGGAGTGACTTCTTAGGTGCTAGTGATTTCTTAGGCGCTTTCATTTTACATTCCTGCTTGTTGTGCAATCATTAGTTGCTCTTGGTTAATAGCTTCAGCTTCTTGCATCTGCTGTTGTGTTTCTAGTTGCTCACTTACTGCTACGTTTTCGCTGAACAGTGTTGGCTCACCAAGTTCGTCTGCAAGGATGCGAGCAAACTCTTTACCTGACATGTGTGCTGCAACAGATGGGTCTGACAACTTGATCTGGTAAAGCTGTGTAAGGTTTTGCACACGACGAGCACGTTCAGCAAAGTGTCGAGCACCTACAGGGACGATCTTACCGTCAGCTGTGATGTCATCTTTGGTAATAGTCTGAAACAGCGAGACGCCTGTAGGGTCGTCAACAACACGAATTACATCTGACACATTCATGTTACGGCGTGACACCTCAAGCATTGCGTTAAGGATTGGCTCAAGGAACACACGTTCGAAGTGAGCAGTCTTGTGTTCAAAGATACGTGAGGCTGCATTCTGGAGTGACTGTACCTCAAAGGCTGTCTTCTCGCCTGCTGTGCGGATACCCATGGCTTGCTTAGGCGCACCTGCCATCTCTTCCATCTTGTCCTCTAGCAGCCTAATTTGCATGTCTGCTTGCAAGGCTGTAGCATCTGGAGCCATGTAACCTACGTCACCCTCTTCACCAAGGTAGATACGGCCAGCTGGCTGGAAGTCAAAGTCTTCTACATCACCACGGATTTTAAGCATAGGGTATGCGATCTGGTCGAATACGTCAGCCTTAAGGTTCTCCAAGTGGTCAATGCGGTACTGCATACCTACGAGGTTATC